CATTTGAGTAACTTGAAGTAAAGTAATCTCTTGTGAATACAACACCTGAAACATCTTCTCCTGATGCAATTACGTCTCTCACCATATTTATGGAGCTATTAGAAGTGTTAAAACTGACAAATAAATCTTTTAATCCAACAACATCATTTGATTCAGGATATGCCTGAACTTCAATAATATTATTTTCTGCTTGAGTTGATGCAAAGTTAATCGTGTTTAGAATTATTTCACCTTTTTTATAATCTACACCACCAGCATCTTTAATAAGTACGACTTGTTGATTTTTATTATTTCTAGCAACAACACTTATTTTTCCCTTAAAACTACCATCCAAATTGCCTGATGCATCTTTATTTGGAACATCAGTTAAAAATGCGATCTGATTTGATCCTGTTAACGTGAATCCAGTACTCTTTATGTTAAATCCAGCAGGATTAATGTTAAATCTATTTCCAAAACACAATTCATACTGAGCAAATTGATTTAGTAATGCTTTTAAGTCTCTTCTGATAATTACTTTTGTAATATTAGATGTAATACCGTCATCAACACGATCAATTAATTGATTAATTTTACTATATTTGAATCTACCACCAAATTTATTCATCTCAACATTATTAGCATATAACTGTAATGCAGATATAATTGATGATCTTAAATTATCTGGTGATGCCACCTGTGCTGGATTATAATAAACAGTTGAATCAATTTCTACATATAGTATCTTTAAGTCAACAATTTCAGAATTGATACCAGCGATAGCGTAACTTTTAAGTTTATTCTTAATTTGTGTTTTGTCAAAATCAGAAACAAATGTTCCATTTTTTGGTTTTATGCTAATCTGCACTTTTCCAAATTGTGGGGGATCTAACTCTTCTCCTCCTATGACAGCAACTGACTCAGTTTGTGGGTATATTTGAGAAAGAATCGCCTCATAGTCTCTTGGTGTAACCGCCCTGTACTGTGCTGAATAGAGTCTAGGAGCAAAATACTTAATAGATGATACATCTTCAACTTCAGCACCATTAGAAGCGTTACTGACAGTCGTTATATTGATATTATCAATTGGAACAAAGAAATCACCACTATCTTTTACGAAGGTTCCCTGAAAACTAAAATTAGCAGGACCGTTACCTTCTGTTCCATCAGTTACAATGTAAGTTGCTGTTACTGTTTGACGATTTTCTAACTTTTTACCAAAAAAACCATCTCCAAATAATATTTCGTATTTTTCATCTTGTACTTCTTGTACCAAATAGATTTCAGATGTTTTATTCAATGATAAAATGTTATCAACTTGTGAATATTTACGACCAAGAGTGGTTTCATCTGGAAGAGATACATAGACTCTTAAACTTGATCTATCAATGTTTGGAGAGTCAATAATAAATCTTTGATCTAGACTTGTATCAACAAGATAGGTTCGAGTTAAGTAAGTACCCTCAAAAATTGTTATCTCATCATCAAATTGTGCGAAAGAATTACCTCCAACCACTTTTACTCTTGATGAGGTTATTTCATCAGGTATTGAAAATCTAAAAGTGGTATTATCACTGTTACCAACACATATTAAACCAGGTCTTAGTTTAATGAAGTCAGGAGTGGCAGAACTTGTTGGTCCTAAATTTATATCATCAATTTTAATTTTTGCTGTAGCAGCGGTTCTTGAACGTGGTACATATCCAATGTTACGTGCAAGTGAAACTACATTTTCACGAACTGTAGCAGAGTCTAAAAATGACTCATTAACAACTAAATTAGCATTAAACGCATTTATATACGTATTATAAGCTAGGGTATCAATCAATACCGAGAAATTAGAACCCTCAAAATCAAAATCAGTAAAATTTGAGTTTGATCTTAAAAAATCTTTGATTTGTACTTTGATTTCATCAAAGTCTAAATTAGTAAATTGAAAAGCGGGCATATTATCTTGTTGGTTCTAAAATAAATGAGAATTCTTGAGGTGGAGTCTCTAAACCATCGATGGTAAAGATAACTTTTACTTCAAGTGCATTACGATCAGGTAGTCCATCAACTTCAATACCAATATCATCTACCCTTGACTCATATCTTCTAATAGTAGATCTTATTTGATCTTCAATTATGGTTACTGTGGTAGATTGAAAGTTCTCAAAGAGTGAACCTCTTATATCTGTACCAAGTCTAGAGTCAAAAAACCTTTCAGTAGGTATTGTTTCAACTAAATTACGGACTGATCTGGCAATTGCACGTTCATTTAGAATTACAGGAAGATCTTTCGTCACTGGATGAGGTGAAAAAGACAAACTTATATCCTTAAATCTTCTTGATGTGCGTTTGGTCGCCATTAAATGATACTTTTAGATTTATTTATACCCAATCACTAACGATTTAATAATCTGATTCGATGTTTTTTTGATTTTAATGCGTCAATCACATATTTTGCAATAATTTCTGGATCTTTATCACCACAAGTGTAAAAATCTGCTGCTAAACACCCCTTTTCAGGCCATGTATGAAGAGAAACATGACTTTCTTTAAGTGCAAAGAGGATTGTAACACCATGTGGAGTAAATTGGTGTATCATTGTGTTTAATATTTTGCTTTTTGACATCATTATGCCATGAAACAACAAATCCTTCAGAAAAATAGGGTCGTTAAGAGCATCAAACTCGGCATCATAGACCTCTAAAAGTAAATGTTGACCCATTTCGTGATTTTTCATTCTAACTCAGGTGCGATATGAATTTCAACGACCTTATAATCCTCTTCTAGCACTTCTTCAAGGTAATTTTTGTCCCAATAATTGTAATAATCAGTTTTTGCGAGTTTTTTTCTTGCTTCTGTTAATTCTTGACGAGGTTGACAGAGAACCAGATTGTATTTTCCGTTACTTGTTGGTACTCCATTGATTTTTGTCTTAGATTTTCGATGATCTGCGATAAATTTGTACTTTTGATATGTTCGATTATAGTCATCTACCATTGCATAGAGAAAATCTTCGTCATGATCGTCTTCTACAACGTATATTACAACATCCCAACCAATTCTAGGACATACTTTTCTTAATTTTTCCTCTAAAATGATAAAATTAGCTGTTGAAGCATAAGGACATACAGCAAAATTACCTAATTCTGGTCGAATTTCAGATAATTTACTTATCCAATCTAAAATATACTTATTTTTCTTTACGTTCATCAGGTGTAGTCCAGAAATAATCATCACAATCTCCTAATCGACCCCAATTTACGTCATTTTCAACCTCAAAGATGCGTGTTGATACCTTAAAGTCGGGAGTTTTAACAGGATCAGGTGTCATTGAGGTGTCAAAGATGCGACAACGGTTATTTGGATAGAGACAATACTGCCCGTTACGAAGTTCAATTAAATTAAATGACTTATGTTCGTCAGGCATTTCACTTGTTGAAGGGTCAATCTGGTCGAAATCACCATGATAGTTATCTAAAGTACAAATGTACTGTCCTTTTTGATTCCCAAAGTGTCTTGTACGACATTCCCATTCCATTGGAGCAACAAATTGCTTGACAATCACCGTAAAATCATAGTCCATACAGTTCCAAAACTGTAGATTTACCAAATCCATATCAGGGTCTGGTAGTTTTGGTGACGAGAGAAACGCTGAAATGGGTAATTTATCATACATTGCACCATATTCTGGTAAATACGTCTCAAAATAAAAAGCACGACCTTGTATTGACTTGGCACATACCCAGATTCCCTCTACAAATTCACCTTGTCCTGATTGAAAGTCAGTTAAATATTCTTTTCTTACCCATACCTTTTTAGTTGGAAGGTTTCCAATTAGTTTTGCCATGTCTCAAAGAAGTTAGAAATCTCGTATCCGTCTAATTTTTTCTTATATTCTGCCTCTTCACCCAAATAATAGTAATCATATCCTAATCTTTTATACATTGCAATCTCACTTTGATTTGCAATATGCCCTAAACTCAATTTTTTATTCTTATAATTCCATGCAAACTGATCTGCCCATACACTATTGACACTCTTAAATTTATATGCAAGAGTAAATGCTGCTAATTCATTTCCATCATAGTATCCGATAATATCTGTATGAGGTAACTCAAACTCTTCAAGAAAGATCGGCACCACATCAGTAAATCCTTTATAGGTTACATACTGACGATATATCTCAAGACAATGCCGAAAAGCAGAACTATCAAGAATACGATAATTATGATACTCTTGATAGTTGGTGTCTTGAAGTCGAATTCGACAATACATTATTCGTGCTTTAAGTAATATGAAGAACGATAGTCAGTAATTAAATACCGACAATATTCGTTTCCATTGTGATAGAAATCGTCAGACATATCAACAGGTATCTTACCACGTTTTCCCTGTACGATTCTTTGAGGTCTCATTATCCTTGTCCTCGGTATCTCTTACGAGCCGAGTTACGAGAGGTTGCTGAGTATTTAGAGTGCTTTCCTCTTCCTTGTCGAGATTTTTTGGGTCGAGCATCACGATTGTATGTGCTGCCTGATAACATTCCCTTTGCCATTAGTTTTCCTCCTTGATAGGTTCATAAGTAATTTGTTCGCTAATCTTTTCGCCAGTGACATATTGTTCGACTGCGAAATCTTCAAGACGGTCAAGTAATTCGTTCTCTGATAAGTCCCAGAAAACGACCTTACCGTTGCGTAGAAGGTTATAACGTGTCATTAAATAATTCTTGTTTTCTCGTGACCGACTCGAATTCTTGGATCACACCAGATCTCGAATCCTGCTTCCTTTGCATCGAGACAGAATGATACGTCCTCACCGCACATATCTTGAACTTCTCCTGACTCAAATATCTGCATCTTTGGAGCAAACCAAGGATATGGAAGTCCTTCACTCTCAAATACACCATTCTTAATGAGTAACCAACCAAAACCTGTATAGTCTACAGTGAAAGGTTTCTTTCTCTTACTGATGCTTTCAATGGTTTCATGATTCATCACACCACCATTGGATCTGAAATCATCTTCATCTAACCAGTGAGCTACGGAAGTTGTTTTTCCGTCTTCAGTGCAATACCATCCAGCGACAATGTGACGTAACTTCGAGTCATCCACTAATAACTTATAACCTGCAAGTTTTGTTGCATCACTTCCATCCTTATTCTTTACGACTTCTCCCTTCTCATTCTTCATCGGTTCAAGTACTTCTTCCTTTGTTACAGAGTCTGCAGGAATTGCATTCAGTATTAACTGATAGAACTTCTCTGTGTTGAATACAATATCTGAGTCAATCCAGACCTGATAATCATATTTGAGTTTACCATCCCAAGGTAACTGATTTGGTCCTCTTAATACATTCGCTCCAAGACATTTGCATCTTGCAAAGTTTACCATTGATGAATAATCCTGAGATATCTGAATTGCTGCTCCTGCCTGTACTAAATCAAAAGACAGTGATACAAAACTCTTCAGAAAATTATATGATACTCCTCGACCAGGTAAACAAAATACAAAAGTCTTACCACGAACTAACTGTCTTGCTAAATTATAATCCCACTCAGGTGCTTTCTTTGCCACTGGTGACTTCGCTTTAACTGTAAATCCTTTCGCCATAATGTGTTGTAATTACATATTCATTTTAACTTAAATTATCTATATTGTCAATCAAAAGTCTTTATGGGGGTTTTCACTAATCTCTGATTTCCTGTATATGAATGCCACTATCATCAACGTGCCAAACTAATTCTGTATCTTCATACCAATCAAATTCATTAACGACCCATTCTGGTACCGTGATCTTAAATTCGTTTGTGACTGGATCTGTATTCAATGATACTTTAGAATCTTCGTACTTCTTCATAAGGGTCATATTTTTCACTTTTCCAGTATATAGTACATCCTTACTTTATGCAAATCCTGTGTGGGGATTTTTACACACGAAAAAATTTCTGTGCCCCCTGTGTAAATTAAAGTGCTTTTTCGATAGAGAGGTCGATCTGGGTCGTTTATAGCTTAATGGTACCTTGCGATTTTATATAAGGGGGGCAACCCGCCCCCGCACTGCTCCTCACGCACGAAGAGGGTTAGTACACCCTCTGACC